CTTCTTCCTTCTAATGCTCTATTAAGTCTGTGATTGATGGTCTGTACAAGTTCTGGATGTTCTGTGTTGTAATTTTCGGCTTCTCCAAGCCAGTGTGTTTTACCTACTGAATTTGTTTTATTTAACCTTTTGAGGGAATTCCATCTCCAACCGGGAGATGAATTTCTCTCAAGAGGGCAAATAAGGGGATCTCCTTCGACTCCTTTGATACCTTCTGCGAGTGTTAAAATTCTTTTGCGGTCATCGCCTCCAATGTCCAACATTTGTTGAACATCATAAGCGGCCGCGTCTAGTTGTTCTTTGTTTACTCGGCAGGGTAGGACATTTGCTTTTGCTCGTGCCAATTCTAAAGGATTTAAAGTTTTTCCGTTTGAAATGAAAGGTCTTAAACGTGCGGGTTTTGTTGTGGGTTCTTGTGTGATTGTGTGACATGGTGATGGTCTGATTTCGGATTTTGTGGGGGCGTTAATTTCTTCAATATAACCAAGGGGCATAAAATTTGTGTTTGAAAGGGGGTGATCTAATTTACAGTGATATTTACGTGCTCCTATTGACTGCATGTCTAGGGGGATGGGTAAAATTTCATCACTAATTTCTAAGGCTATTTCATCCTTGTCGTTAGAAAACGCATTGACCAAAAGGTCGATATGTTCTCTACAAACAGGGGTTGCAAAGCCATTGAAACCAGCAATGTTGGCTCCTGCAAAGTGCATAGCCGCAATCTTACGGGGTTGGATGGGGTTCATTGATAAAAGTAAAGCTCCACAATCTCCTTCGTCTGTTTCTAGATCGTATCTGTAAAAATCTCTGATTTGAATTGTGTCTAGTCCTTCCTTCGTCGGGATATTCAAGCCAACTGTCGAATCTAAGGCTTCGCATTTTTGCGTCACCCAAAGGTAAATTGCGTGACTTTTCTCTTTTGGCATATAACCAATAAGAACAGCCTTTCCTAAATGTTTGTGGTTTGAAAAGTCGCTTGAATCCATGAAGAAAGAAGAAATATCACGATGCTGTCTAATGTAGTCTGGGAATTTAAGCATCATCAAATCTCTTTTTCCAAACTTGTGTTCATCTACTACTACTTTTGTTTCAATTTCATTCCAGTTTAGAATGAGTCCTTCTGGGTAGATGGTTCCACAAATTCGAATCTTGTCTGCGTCAAAAAGTTCTAATACTCTAATGAGGTGATGGTTTGCGATGGCGAGTCTTCCTCGGATGAATGTAATGTTCATAGCTTGTGTCCATTCTCCATTTCTTAAAATCTGTAGTCTGTAAATTTGATTTGAAATGATGCGCGAAATCATTGAACATGCCACTTGATCAAACTGTGCCTGTGCATTTAAGCCTAAAGCTTCAGTTTTGATACGTGTCATGTTCCTTGTTTTCGCATCACCACTAGAAATCAAACCTTCTGTGTGAATTCTTTGTTGTTTTCGTGTTTTGTTGTCTCCACTGGAAGTCAAAGCCTCTGTTCGAATACGTTGCTGCTTTGGTGTTTTACTATCTCCGGAATTAATAATTCCTTCAATTGATGCGTCAAACACCAAATCAGCCTCGTCTTCTCGCAAATACTTTGAAATCCATTGTCTTTGTTCTGGTGTGAAATATTTTGCTTCATGTATTTCTCTGTCGTATGTGTAAGTGCCTTCTTTCATTGCTGCCAAATCCTCCTCATCATAATTCATACCTTGTCGGTAGGGGTTATCATGATGAAAAGCATATCGCATTCGTGAAATAATGCCTTCTGAGTGTACTTGTTTGTTAATTGTGATGTTTTTCTTCGATGGTTTTTGAAAATATGAAACAATCCATTTCATAAATGATTTTGTATATGTAAATGTTCCAATTAGGGTAATAACTAGTGTAGTGTATTTAACAACGTCTCCTACATTCAAAGTGTCTGTAACTTCTGCTGACCAAATTTTCTTCGGAATTTCTTTGAGATATTCCAACAAATCTTGTTTAATTTTAACATTTTCTTTAGTTCTAGAACACTTTGAGCAGTTGACATCGTAAATTATGCCCATTTTACTTAGTTGTTTGGTAAAATAAGCATAACGACTAATCATATTAGATGCAATTACATATTGTTCAAAAATGAGTGGGAGTTTATCTAAATCTGCATAATGAATATTGATACAATCGGGGAGGTGTTTGTCTGGTGTCTTTTCATGTGGTTTTCTTTCGTCTTGTCTTTCGAAGATGCTGGATGTTTCTTTTTTTCCACATGATCCGTTGTGTTTTTCTGATTTCGCTGCTTCTCGGAATTTGGGTGCCATATAACCCATTTCATCTAAAATGTGCATGTTTTTAACAAAATCTAAATGAAATGAGCTCTGTGACCATGGCATGTTTCCTTGTTGTGATCTGATGTCTTGTGCGAGTTTCTCCATTTCTGTTGATCCATTAACATCGAAAGGTTTTGAGAACCAGTCGAATAGTCCTTGAGCGAATAGGGGGC